TAACGCTTCATCATCAAGGTAATTCTTACCGCCATTTACTTTTTCGATGGTGTATTTAGGTCGTGAAAAATCTGTTCCCACTTCAATATCAGTATTTGACGTATCTTCAATATCTTGACCGACGGGCACAATCCTTGTAAACAATTCAGAAATATCAATATCTCGAGTAGCACTTTTTAGATTTTTGGTTAACTGTAAAGGAGTTTCACTGTTCACACCATAATTAGATAGATAATCTAAATAATTTATATTTCCAACGCGTCGAAGTGTTAACGTACCGCCCAGCCTATCCAACAATTTTTCTTTAATGGTATCCGCTGTACTTTGATAGCCTAATCCTCTTAGCAAGTCCCCATTATCTACAACATTCACTTCACCAAGCCGAAACTGCTTATGCGCTTCAACTTGTTTATTGTGTGCATCGAGTATTTTTTGTAAATAAGCAGATACAGTCATCCGTGTTGGTTTCATATAGGTTTGAACAGAATCATATAAAAAAGCTTTCTCATCCTCCGCTAAAAGAGTTTGAGAAAAGCTTCCTGATGCTTCCATTTTATTCGTGATTTTAGCAACTCTACCATAAAAAATTTCTTTATTTCTTGTAACATCCAGAATCTGGATAAAGTGAATAATCGGCTCAATCTTTTGATAGTATTTATTGTTAATATTAAAGGTAAATTCAAAAGTAGAAATTCCTAATCCGTTAAGCGATAAATATACTTCACTATCTTTGATTTTCTCACCATAGCTATATGGCTCATGAACAATCTTTGGATTCTTTCTGTTCGGATTATCAAACAATAATACTCGATACATTAGACCATCACCTCACTAGACATAAAGAAAGAGATATGACCTTCGCCATAAATAGTTAAGTGGTTGGTCCCTCTTTTTAATTTAAAGAAATAATCTTGCGATTCGCCTTTCGGAACTTTTATTGTTGTTCCGTCATCAGTAGTTAATTGCATTGTAGACGTTGCCTTTATTGTTGGACTAGAAGCATTCGCTCCCATATTGATAAGAAAAATTTCTCTTTTTCCGTGAATATAGTAGCCTGTCCAATTGTCGGCGCTATCGTCTGTGAAATAGTCCTCGTCAAAGACATCGGAATAAGAAATATTTTCCCTTAAAGCAAAAGGATACACGTCAAATTCTACGGTTAACGTTAATGAATTACTTGACGAGTCATCTTCTGCTTTCACACTTTTGCATTTTCCATACCAGCGAAGCCCTGAACGTAACCAAGAATCATCAATGTAATCAATTCCATCCATCATCAACTCTTCTTTTACTTTCGCCTCTAATGCCTTTCGTTCTTCGTATGGCGTATTAGGTCGCCAAAAAGTAACAGTGACAATGCGATTACTAAAAATTCGTTCTCCTGTAAGCATGGAAAAATCATACTGACCTTGCATGAAAGGGATCTGTTCAATAATTTCCACTTCTTCCGCTGAAGGAGCATCGTGTTCAATAATGTAGAAACCATGTTCTTTGCTATTAAAACGACCTTTGGCCATATATTCTACAATTTCAATCAACTACGATACCTCCCATCTTGCTTTTGTTGTTCTGCTAAATTAAGATTCATTGGGCTACCTAGCGCTCCCACTACTTGGCCAGTATCCATCACGACAGTTAAATGTCGTATTTCTTCTAAAATTTCTACCATTTTTCCCATTGGCGTATTATCTATAGAATGTTTTACCTCAATTGCATTTGAACGTTTCATCAAACGGCTATCCGTAATAGATTGATGAATACTTGAAATCATATCTTTTGCACTTTGTACGGCAACCGACGTATCTTCTCGAATACCTGCAGCTACACCTTGTGCAAGGAAAACACCAACATCATATTTCAATAGGCGTGATGGTGATTTAATTTTTGCTTTTTTCTGTGCTTCTGCATTAACGGCGGCTACTAAATTTTGCATAGCAGCCACTGCTTCTCCCTGACTTGCACGAATACCAGAAGCAACACCTCTAGCCATATTTGAACCTACAGGGCTCATATCTACAGAACCTGCACCCTGACTTACCGCATTTCCTAAAGACCTTCCAGCATTATTTGCAGGGGGTAACTGAGTTAAATATCCTTGAATTGTTGCCGCACCTAGCTGACTTCCAGAATTCTTCGCATTTCCTTTTTCAGAATTCGTTCCAACATTTGTCTGTTGAGCATTGCTTTTACCAGCATTTTTATGTTCATTACTTTTACTTCTTGTTCCAGAAGCAGCTGCACTACTATTATCAGCGGCAGCTTTCTTAGAATTAGATTTTTGCGAAGATTGACCACTATTCATCGAAGACATCAATTCTTTACCAACATTATTAAGTTGTGTTTTTCCAGAGTTTAATCCATCAATTAACTGGTTTTTCCCGTCTTGACCATTTCTAAATAAGTCAGGAGGCAACGCTTGTAAAGTATTCACAATGTCAGCTCTTGACATATTCGCCCACTTCGTTGGATCATTACTTTGCAATCCCTGAACTAGTCCGTTAGAGCCATCAATCCCTCGTTGACGTAGCATTCCTGCCAATAAAGCCATTTGTTGGTCAATGCTAGCACCATTATTTACATAAGATTGATAAATGCCTAAAAGCTGTTGGTCTGTAACGCCTTTAAGTTGTGCTAAATTATCAGCTGTCACTGCAATTTTATTTGTACCATTTTGTGAAATAATCGATAGAAGTTGAGCTCCTTGCTCTAATTCACTTTGTCGTATTTGAGCATTTTGCGTTTGTAATTGTGTAATTTGATTTTGGAAAGCTGCTTTTTCAGATTCTGTTTTTGCTTGGTTCTTTTGTGTTTCTAGTTGCTGAATTTGGGCGTTATTTTCTTGCACTTGTTGCGCTTGAATTTCCCCAAGCGTTCGCAAGCTTGTCAAAGTTTGTTCTTTTTCTTGCTCGCTTAATGCTTGTTTATTAGCCAACTTATTCATACCAGCCTCAACAAATTGTTGGTTCTGTTGTAATAATTGATCACGAATAATATTCGTTTGATTTTGCAAAGTAGCTCTTTGCTGTTCTGTCAATTCTTGACCCTCTACTGTTTTATTATTCTTCAATTGGTTAGAATAATCAGTATATACCTTCAATAAATCACTATTATTCGTTTGAACAGCTTTCATATACTGGCTTGAAGCATTGGCAAAAATCTTTTGCTTCTCTGCTTCTGATTTTCCTTCTGCCGCTTCAATTTGCTTGTTATAGGTTTCAACAGCCTTTTTCTGTTGTTCCTTTAAATTCGTAACTAAATCAAGTGTATTCTTGAAATAAGTTTCTACGCCAGCCGTACTACCATTTTGCTGTGAGAAAAGTTCAGTCATTGCCTGTTTAGCTTCATCAAGTTTTGAAGAATAATTTTCAACACTTGAAGAGGCTTCTTCCATATTTAACGAAATTGCTTTCGTAGTGTCTTTGGACTTTTCACCTAATTCTTCGGTGCTTTTAGCAGCTTTTTTTAAGGCAGAATCAGAAAACATTGTATCCCAATCTTTTTCTATATCAGATAAGCTTTTCTTCATATCTTTAAATGCTTTATCAGCACCTTTAGAATCGCCTTTTAATCGTTTCCAAAGTCCTTTTACACCGTTTGAAATTGCCATTATTGCATTTACTACCGTTTTTCCTACAGTAACGATAGCACGTAATCCATCTACAAAACCTGCTATTGCAAAAGTGACACCAACAATTGCGCCAGTACCTAACCATTTAAAGGTATTTCCTAATCCTTTTATTGTTTTAGTAACACTCGAGGAGCTAGGAAGTACACTTTTAAACGATTTTACTATTCCGCTAAAAGCAGTTTTCACGTAGCCTTGAATGTTCATAAAATTGGATTTCCAAGCTTGCACTACACCAACTATCGTAGCGGTTATTGCTACTAAAATTGCTGTTATGGGATTGCTCAACATAGCTCCTGTTAAACTAGCTATAGATCGTATACCCGTTACCGCAAATGTTCTAAAACCTCCACCTGCTTTTGAGGCAGCTACGCCAAGCCCTGATAAAACCGTTCCCGATTTGCCAGCTGCAGAGGATAGGTTTCTTAGCGACCCTACAGGATTAATAACAACAGAGGCAAATTTCGCTAACTTACTGTTAGATAATTGTAAAGAAGCAGAAAAAGAACGAAAAAAGTTAGTAACTTTATTCCCTTCTCCTAGCATATTTAGCTGTCTTTGGCTTGCTCGTAGATTTGCTCTAAATGTATCTAACGTAGGAAAAAGACCTGAAATAGTCTCTCCTAACGTGGTAAATCTTGTTAGTACATTTACATTGACTCCCGCATTTTCAAGCCCAACCAGATTTGCTTTATATTTAGAAACAAACCCTTTTACAGCTTGTAATGCGCTATTAGAACCCCTAATAATAGGATTATTGATAAATTTCTTCCACTTGCTATCGATATTTCCCGCGGTTTCAAACATTGTTGAAATTGTTTTTCCGAAAATGCTTGTCATTTTCCCAAAGACTTTTAACACGGGACCAACTGAAGCTGCTAACGCAATCATTTTCATTATATATTCTTGAGTTTTAGGATTGGCCTCTGAAAAAGCTTTTGCCATCTTTCCTAAAGTTTCAACTAAAGGTTTAGAAGCCTGTAGTGCACTTCTTAATGCATCTACAAAAGGACCACCTAAATCTATTCCCATATTTACGAATTCATTTTTTAACATTCCAAGTTTTGCTTCAGTTGTCTCGTAACGCTTACCAGCTTCATTTGCTAGAGCTGTATTTTCTTTAAAAGCTGAATTACCTCGTTTTACAGCACCTTCAAAGACATCACTTGCATTAGCCGCACGTAATAAACTATCACGTAATCTAACTTCTGTAATTCCCATATCATCTAACACTTTAATAGCTGATATTCCGTGTTTTTCTGAGTCTTTTAAGCCCTGGATAAATTCAATTAGTGCTTGAGATGGATTGCTTTTGAATAATTGTGCAAACTCTTCACTAGTTCGACCTGTTACATTTGCAAAATCTTCCAGACTACCTGATGCTTTGCTAGCTTCTTTATACATTTTCTTTAATTCTGAGGTAGGTATTCCCATTTGCTTAGAAACTGCCGTCAGTTCTTTTCCACCCCAGTTTACAGCATGCACAAAAGATTCCCAAGACACGCCTTGCTCTGCTACTGCTTGTTTCAGAGGCGCAAAAGCTTCAACTCCTGTTTCAGTTGCTAATTGCATTTGTACCATTAATCTAGAGAATGCCGATCCGCCCGCTTCGGCTTCTATACCAACAGATGATAACGCCGCCGCAAAACCTACAATGTCTCCTTCGGTCATGCCAATTTGTTTTCCTGCACCTGCTAAACGTAAGCCCATCTCTGTAATCTCTGATTCGGTAGTCGCTAAATTATTACCTAAGTCAACTATCGCTGAACCAAGATTGCTAAATTTATCTTGTGACATTTGCGTAATGTTAGCAAAACGAGCTAGGGATGTAGCCGCTGTATCTGCAGACATATTTGTTGATTCGCCCATATCGATCATTGTTTTAGTAAATCCGACAACTTTATCAGTTTTTATTCCTAACTGTCCAGCTGCTTCTGCTACTTTTGCAATTTCTTCATGACTAGTGGGTAATTCTTTTGCTAAATCTCTAAGGCCTTTTTCTAAATCATCATAAGAATAAATGACTTTACCGTTAGAATCGACCATCTCATCGTTGGTCTTTTTAACTCCAGTAAAGGCACTTTCCCATTTTACCGCTGCGGTTGTTACTGCGCCAACGGCACCCGCAATTGGGAGTGTAATACCTTTAGTCATCGAACCGCCGACTTTTTCAATGCTTTGGCCGATACTTGCGGTTTTATCACCGAAACTTTTCATCGCACCATTCACTGTATTCAAATTACTAGGAATATCAGAAGCATTTGAATTAAGTTTTTTTAGCGAAGACACAGCGCCATTCATCGCACTGGTAAAATTGTTATCACGTGCTGTAAGTATAGCTGTTACCGTTTTACTTTGTGTCACGTTGTTTCCTCCTTTCCTCAACAATTTTTCTTGCTTGTTCTAATCGACGAGCGTTTTCTTCTAGCTCACTTAGCTTTTCCACTTCTCGTTGCGAGATTTCCCCTCGCACATCGCGTTCAAGCTTTTCAAAGTCATAGACATCTTTCACTTCGTTAAAAATATAGCGTTGCCCTTTTTCATCTGGTGTTGTAAAAATACGTGTAGCTAACGCGTTAACGTATAGTTTCCTTTCTTCGTTAATTGCACGTAAATTTACAGCTTTTATCCGTAAATTAAATTCATAAGGAGTCATACGCTCAATTTCTTTTAAAGTGATATTGGGGAAATGTTGAAAACAAGTGACAACTATTTCGTCATAATCTAGGCTGTCGTTTCTTGTTGATTGGCTTGTATCTGTTCCATGTAAGCCATGATTTTTTTGATTGCTTCTAGTGATTTTTTCGTCCGAAGAGCCGTTAACGGTGCTTGCTCCAAGAAAGAGATAAAATTTTCAAACAACGTTAAAGCCTCTTCCGACGTTTCTAAGTAGTCGTCAATTTCTTTCGTTGTTAAGTCATCATAAGTAATTAACGCTGCGTGCATTAATTTTTGAAAGGCAAAAGCGTCGCCATCTTGTAACCCACCAACCAATTGAACGAAGCCGTCTACTTCTTCAACGTCAGGTTTTAATGCGTTAATTTCGTTTAAAAATTTAAAACCGAAAATCAAAGGATATTTTTTTCCGTTAATTGTTGCGACAGGTTTTACGTTTGTTGACATGTAAAATTCCTCCTAAAAAAGCGACAATGCCTTCACATTGCCGCCTACTTCCTGATTTTTAATTATGGTACTAATGCTAATAATTCTGTTTTCGTTGTTTTTCCTGTAAAATCAATACCGTGAGCGGTTAACCATTCTTTGATTTCAGGAATAGTATTTGCTTCTGTTGGTTTATTTTCCAAAGAGCGCCCAGCCAATACGGTAAAAGCTGGAATAGCTACTTTTTCAGATTCTTTTTCATCTTGCACACGTACAATATGGTACGTTCCTGCTGCTACTTTTGCTCCTGCATCAAGTCCTGTAATAGTTAATGGACTTGCTCCTTCAACTACTTTTTCACTACCTTTGTAAATACGATAAGTAATTGCCATGATTATTCTTCCTCCTTCACTTTTACAACGGCGCCATCTGATGTCGGCGTTACACTTTCAACTTTAGGTACTTCAATTGTTTTTGGTGTGTATTTTTCTACAGGCTCTTCTGGTTCCGCACCAGCCACTGTGTCGTAGAAGAAAGCACGCGCAAGTTCTTCATTTTCGGCGTCAACCGTTGCCCAACCTTCTACTAGGTCACCATTTAAAACTAGAGTTGGTTTAATACTTGAATTAGAATCGGACTCGGCAGAATCTCCGAATGAATCCAACAAGCCTGTGCCAAATTCCGCTTCGTATTTTCCTGTTTTTGGGTCTTTTTTATCAAAATTAATGCGCCATACATCAATTTCTAGCCCGTTACGATACGCATATTTCAACATGTTGTAAGTTTCTGTGCCTGTCCGTAAAAATTCCATTTCGATGGAAGCTGACGGCATTCCTGAGGTAGGAACATTCCCGTCTTTTGTTGATTGTGTATCTGTTTTTGTTTCTGACTTATATTCGTGTGAAATTTCTAAAGCTAATAACTTCGCTGCTGTTGTCGCACGTTCACGTGTTAGTCGAAACATTAACTTAATTTTTTTACCTTGAATTGCTTTTTCCATTTCGAGTTTCCTTCTTTCTTATTCAAATTCTAACGTGATGTCAAGTACACCGTGTGCAAGGCTCGTACCAAAATTGGTTGTATTTTCATAAATTACTTCTGTGCTACTTTCTGTCACTAACCAATTAAAGTTCTTAGTCTGATGCAATTCATGAACGATTTTTCGCACATCGGCTAATACTTGATTTAATTCTCGACGTTTGTCGTCATGATCATAAACATGAATCATAATATTTGTTGAACCTAACGTTCTTGTTTTTGTTTGTCTATCCTTAGACCATTGTTCACCTAAGAAAACAAACGGGTAAGAAGCGTCGTCATCTGGCAAATGCCCATAGGTTTCATAGCCTGTTTGCTCCAAAGTGACAAATAACGCTTCGTAAAGTTCTGAATACGGGTCTTTAAAGGTCATTTTACTAACGCCTCCATATTATCAAGAAATCTTTTAGCTGCTGCTGTATGCCCTTTTTTCATATAGAAACGTCCGTACATATAACGCGTTCCATATTCTACATATGCTGAATAGTCAGCCATCGCTTCAACTTCGCCAGTCATTCCGTCATCTTTAATAGAAGGTGTCTCACTTCGTTTTAAGTATCCACTTCTGACTGGTGTTTCTTCTGCAATTTGATTTGCCATATAAGCAGTATCATTTTTGACGACCTCTTTTACATCGTCTAGCTTTTTCGCTTCTTCAATCGCTTCGATTAAATCATCCAATCCTGAAATATCTACTCGGTAAGTCATCGATATTCGCTTCCATAAACCGAAGTTCCTTTGCTAACACGCAAATTTTTAACAACGGTAAATTTTCGATTTTTTTGTTCTTCTTCATCGTAGTATTCAAGAAATCCTGAACGAATAGCTAGGCGATCTCTAAAACGAAAAATGACCATCTGCTCCTTTATGTTAGGGAAAATGGTCATTTGTTTTTCCGTTCCGACTTCGGTTACATTACCTATCAGTTTTTCCGAAATCAGCTCGTGTTTTTTGTTGTAGTAATTAATGCAGGTTCTCATAAAAAGGACACCTTCCTTTTACGAATCAAGCCTTGTTCTTCAAGATAATCGTTAATCTCATCTTGAAATTCCCCGAAGTCATCCAAATTATAAGAGATTGTTTCTTCTGATTGAGAGTGTTGTTCCATGCCTTCAAAACCTAAACGGTTATATCGTTTCACTACAATTGACGGAACAATATAGTCCAATTTTTCTGGTATTTTATCAGCTTTCAATTTTACTCGCAGCTGTTTTTCAGTAATGTCCCAGATTTTGATAATTTTTGCCTTATCTTTTTCGTAGGTATCCTCTGAAATATCCAGTAGTACGCGATAATCTGAAAGAGTCATTTTTTCACCTACTCTGCTTCAACAACTGCCCCATCTGCCGTTGGTGTTACCTTTTTAACGGTCGGGGCGCTTACTTTGAATCGTAAGAAACGTAAATGGCAGGACGAGCTTTTTCAGTTACGATAGCATCATAATAGTTTAATCCTTTGATGGTGTCTCTGTAGCCATCACGGTCTTGTGAAGCTGGAATTAGATCAATAGAGTTGTATTTTTCAACTGGCGAACAAACCATCAAAGGCACAAGAATATAATTAATTTTCTTCGTAGAATCTACCTGTAAACGAGATTTTGCAACTTTTTGAATAATAGTATCTGAACCGTCTAACTGCGCAACTTTACGGTTAATACCTGAAATTTGTTGCTCGTTCGTAGTAAATGTTTTTGAAACACCTTTTGCATTTTTTAATGCTGAATAGTAGTCAGTGGATGCAAACATAATAAACGGACCGACAATTTCTGCATCTGTCATATACGCTTCTGCTGCGTCATAAGAAGCTAAAGAGTTTTCTGTAGTAATGGTTTCTTTTACCGTTTTTCCAACGTATTTTCCTTCGCTATCATCATCCGCAGCCTCAGCAAATGCCGCTTCTAATAAGCGTTGTACAGCAGTTCGATCTTTTTCAGGAATCGCAATTAAACGAGTATGCTCTTCCACAAGCGCTTGAACTTCGTAAGAAGCATTCTCTGATTGATCTAATGTGTCTAAGTCATAACCAAACCAACGCTCTTTCTCTAGTTTGAACGTTTCTTTTGCCACATCAATTTTAGAACGTTTATTGTCTTCGTTACGTTTATAATCACTAGCAGTAAAACCTTTCATTTTGTTGATGCGGACTTCTTTTGCGCCTACAAAATCCGCTTCAGTTACTGCAGCAGCTCCACCTTTCAATAAATCCCAAACTTGAGAGCCTGCGGCAAATTCTTTGTCAATTGCTTTTAAATCTTTGCTATCTAAAATAACTGGCATAATTTTCATCTCCTATTTCTTTTCTAAATTTTTAGTCAAATTGCTGCGCCAATCGGTCTCTTTTGTTGCTGTAGCAATGTTTACAGTTTGACCTTTCAGCAATTCTTTTTGGATACCATCTCTAGCTTTTGAAATAATTTGTTTTAATTCATCTACAGCTTTCTTTGTATCCTCGTCTGTATCTTTCACAAGCAATAAATCGGCTTGTGCAGCACTTACGTAGTCGGAAAGACCATTCTCGGATAAATCATTACGAACAGATTCGGCACGCGTTAAACGGTCAAGACGAGCTTGGGCTTCCTTTTCTCGTTTTTCCGCTAGTGCTTCTTTGTCAGCGGCTTCTTGTTCTTTCGCCTTAACACGTTCTTCCGCAGTCATTTGCTCGTAAGATTTTTGCTTTTCCCAATCAGATTTTGCTTGCGCCACAGCTTTTTTAGTTTCTGCTGCAACCATCTTGGCTACATCATCACGGGTAAAAGTCTTTCCGGTTTCTTTTCCGTCTGGATTTTCATTTTTTGGATTTTGAGAATCCTTTGTCGATGAATCCTCAGATTCGTTTGAATTTTCAGAGTTTGGCTTATCAGAATTTGGCTCATCCGCAAAAAATTGTAAATCCATCGGTAATAATAAGTGTTTTTCTTCGTTCATGTTAAAACCTCCAACCATTACGTGGCTAATCGAAATTAATAGGTTACGCCTATCAATCGAAACAGCTTTCTCTTTAACGCCTGTAAGCAGTAAGAAGGCAAATAAAAAAAGCCTAACTTTTGCTAGAACTTTTTGTCTTTATAAGCAGGTGCAGTACTACACCGACACCAGTTGTGAATAGGACTTGCATTGATTCCTGGGCTCATTTCAGAAACCTTATGTGGATTTGCACTTGCTATTCCTACACAAATAGGACAAGCGCTTGGTTCTACAATTAGGTTGTATTCTTCATACCCATATTTTTCGTAGCTTTGCTTTTGTACTTCGCTTTGTATTCTTGCGGATTCACTAATCATTAGCCGACGTGCGACATAATCAGCCGTTTCCTTTCCTCGCAAGCTATCAATCACAACTAATTTACGTAATTCCCTAGCTAGAACATCTGGATGTTTGCCTGCTGATAGTCCAACTGTTAACAAGCGATCGATACTCGCTTTTAAAACATCCTGATTCACCCACAAGCGTTGCGAAAATGTCGCGTTATGAAACGACCCCTCAATAATCGCTTTAGCAAACAATCGATAAGTTTCTTCGGAAAGAATAGACTCGCCTAATATCCCCGCTTGTCGTACAAACTCAGCTACAGATTCCTCTGTTAACATCGCTGTAAAATAGGTCTGTAGCTGATTAGTGTTATCTGTTAAATACAAACCTATTTTCGATTTTAAAAGCTCTAAACGATTAACCTTCATCGTTAAATTGTATAACCTTAATTGCTCGTTAGCTTCTTTTGAAAAATCTCTTGTTTGTACATAACGTTTCGCTTTTTCCGCGAAAATTTGCACGTCATGTTTACTTACACGTCGTTTCGCTTCATCAATGCTAATCTTCTCTTTCCCTGCATAAGCAACGTAAAACTGTTGAATTTCTGCTTCTATCGTTTTCCATAACTGTAAATACCGTCTATGAATTTCTTGTTCGTAATTCACATGTCGTTTTAGCATTTCTTCGATATGTTTTGCTTCTCGTTCCGCCCAATAATTACTCATGTTCTTCGGTCACTTCTTCCGTATTTCGAGTAAATTTACCAAAATCAACTTGTGGATTTAAACGTTCTTCCGTTTCTTCGTCCTTTATACGTTCCATTTCTTGAGTTACGTCAGAAACAATCGATAATACGCCTAATTGCGTTTCTCTTGAAACAATCCCTTCAAGTTTTTGTGCAGTTTCCGCTTCGTCTTTAATATTGCGCGGAATATTAAAGTCAAAAGTGTATTCTAAATTAAACCATTCTTTAGCTTTATTAGCAGGTACATTCGTAGGCAATGAAAAAATCATTTTGTACATTTGCGCATATGCTTTTTTAAACTTCCTAGCTTTTGCTTGTGCGAAATTTCTAGGATTTTGCATTTTAAATTCTAGCGAAATACCAGAAGCGTTATTACTAAAACTTTCATCGTTTGCATTATAAGTCATAGACATTTGATAAATTAATCGTTCTAATCGGTCTAATAGATTTTCTTGTGTTGTATCCGAACTAGGTTTATCTAAAAAATCAATGTCTACTGTTTCACCTTCAGATAAAGGAGTGGCACTATTAATCACTCGGTTATCTCGTAAATAAGCAGCGACGTTTTCGTCAGCTAAATCTACTCCTATCATTTTCAGGTAAGCGTCCGCAAAATAACTCACATCATTTGCTTTTTCTGATAGAGCTTCGTTGTAATTATTAATCAGCGACCACACAGACTCAATACGTCCTTGTCGTTCGTCATTTTCCATAAACTCAATCATAGGCACTTCACCGTACGGATTAGCGATTGCCTCTTTTCCACCTAATAAATAAGACAAGGCTTTCTGAAAAACGGTTGGTCCTCTCTTAGTTTCCAATCGTTTAGAAGTCTTGTCTTGTGTAAAAATAAACGTTTCTGTGCTATTTTGTGGATAAACAGTTGCTGTTAGCTCGTCCTTTGTCATTTTGTTGTAAAGAACCGCAAACATAGGTGCTTTTAATAAATCATCTGCGTAAACAATGAATCCTTGCGTAGGTTTTAAATAAGTCACGCACGTTTCTGCTTCTTCGTTTTGATATAAAAGCTTATAAGCATGCCCATAAATAGCAGTTAGCTTAGAAAGCTCTGCATCGTTGTCTTCTTCCTCATTTCGTTTACGGAAATTTTGAACAAATTCTTTTACCTCACCATCTGGATGAGTAATCTTTGTTGGTTTACCGTTAAAGAAAGCTGCAGAACTATCTACAACATAACGGGCAAAGTTGACTGCAATTCGATGGTCAGGTTTTCCAATTCCTTTATTTTTTTGATAATAAATATCATGTTGACCGTTGTAGAGCTTTTCTAATTCTTCGTAAAACCCAATTAATTTCCGATGCTTATTAATGTATTTATCCACCAAGCGTTCGTCAATCTTTGCGTTTTTATCACAATAAAAGACACGATTTCCTAAAAGGTCAACGAATTCACGTATTTTACTTTCAGTATTTGGTCTACTTACTTTTTCTGTCATTAAATAACCCCCTTCACGCTCTGTAGCTTAATTCCTCGTGATTTATTTAAAATGGTGTAAACAAAGTATCTTAGCGCATCACACGCGTGATCGTGTTGTTTTATAGGCTTGTCTTCGCCTCTATCTGCCGCTTTTTCATCCCAAATATATGATGCAAATTCTGCAAATAAATTTTTACAGTTACTAGAAAAATAAATTTTTCCTTCATTCATTGCTGTTTGAGTTGCACGAATGCCGTCAATAACATTATTTTTGGCTTTTATAACTTTGTATCCATTCTCTCTAAGTAATGCAATAAACGAAGCTGCTGACGGATCCACAATAATTTTAACTTTTTTTCCTTCTACAAAAGAATTCAGGTCTTTCAAATATTTATCATCACTTTTTTGTTTTGATTCATCACGACCAGAGTAATAATACTCATCAATGCAATACCAATTTTCTTCGTATTTAGCCCATAACAAAAAGACTGTAGCATTTTGAGTTCCATAGTCTATAGATACGTAATATTGACTAGCTATAGCGTTTTTGGGAGGTTCTTTTACCATCGTTTCCGCATCAAAGTTGTCAAAAATAATTCCTTCAGATAATACCCATAATCCACGAATATACCTGTCATAAAAAACTCCTGAATACATTCGTTTGTAACGATTAATTACTCTTTCACTAAGCGAAGGATTATCTTCCATAGTAAAGTGAATGCGAATAGCATGCTTTTCTGTTAGTTTGTCTAACCATTCAAGTTTGAACCAATGATGAGGTCCAGCAGGATTACAGTTAAACCATGATTTAGCACCATCTACAGATAAACGTGCTGTTGCTTGGTTTACAAATGATTGTGGCATAAGCGCCACTTCATCAAAGAAAAATCCAGCTGCAGTTAGACCTTGCACCAAATCTTGCGAAGCTTCATCTTTACCACCAAATAAAAAGAAATAATTTGTTTTATTATTTTTAGTTATTTCAAGGATATTATCTGTTCGATTGTCTTTAACAGCATAGCCACGACCCCTAAGCATCTTTTTTAATGGCCGTATAACGTTACGCCTTAATGAACCAATTGTTTTACCAGCCATTCCGAATTGCTCTTCATCATAGCTTTCCATTGCCCAAAAGATGTAAGATAGCGACATAATAACTGTTTTACCAGCACGAACAGACCCATCACAAATAATAGCTTCTTTATCTTTATACTTGGGATGTTTCCACCAAGATAAAACTTGCTTCTGCTTTTTAGAAAACGATGTGAATTTGAAAACAACAGATGTTTTACGTTTCGATATTGTCATCATTCCACACCTCATTATCAGTAACTATATTATTGATAGCTGCAATAAACCCATCATCTTCAACTTCTGGAATATCGTCACCATTCTGAATTTTGAGTCGCCGAATTTCAGCAGCAAGTTTTTCGTTTTGACGATTAAGCATGACTTTCTTGTCTTGACTCAATGATAATTCGTTCAGTTGCTTAATTGACTTAGTTAATTGATTACTAACACGAGTCAACGCATCTTCAATAGCTAAGATGTCATCTAACTTTCTAAATGTTTTACGAGTTACTTGAACGTCTTGCATAACTTCACGTTTTATTTCTAGCTTTCTACCGTCTTTTTCAACTGGTGTTTTAATTTTCCTTAGCTGTTGTAACCGTTCAACTTCTTCATCATTTAGTCCTTTTTCAGCTTCTTTGATACGTTTCATCATTCTAAACTGCCGTACCTTTAATAAGCGAATCTCATCATTCAAAATAAAAAAAGGATCATCATTCAGATTAGAATAGATGTCCTTTTCTTCATCAGATAACATATCGGCAAATATTGTTTCGTATTCGCCTGTTTTAATAGCGTTCTTATTACCAAGTGGTGGCGAGGCTCGGCTATTACCTTTGTTGCCTACTGCGTTCTGATTACCAAAAGGAGCGCCTCCCCGATTAGTAACGTTACCTTTTGCATTGGTAACATTACCTTTCAATTCAGCACTCCATTTATCAATCGATTTCCATTTTCTAATTTGAGAATCTGAAACATTTAACTCAGAAGCAATTTCCTTTAATTGCTTCTCTCCGTTGGATTCTAGCCAAATCTTTTTAGCTTTGTCACGTCTTGGATCACGTTTCCTTGCCATTCAATACACACCACCTCGCATTCTTTTTAAGTTAAGTTTTGTTTTCGATATTTACAATCATAATTCTTTTAACTGACTTTCAATTTCAATTAAGTCTTTTAGGTCCTTAACTGTATTCAATTTGATCTGACCCGCTTTAAAGTTGCTTATCCATTGAGCCTTTGCAGCCCTGATAATCTTGTTGTTTTCTTCTGCAACCTTTTGCTTTTCTAAAGCTTGTTGAACTTCATAATCAAATGTTTCCATTGTAGAATACCTCGCACTATTATATAATGCTAAAAGACACAGAACTTCCTTTTGAGCATGCATGCCAGCTTCTGTGTCTTCGGGGTATTCGTATCTCGTTGAAGTAGTCGAGTGTTAGCGCACTCGGCTTCTTTTTTATCGTAAAAAGGAAACGAAAGAGATTGTTTTCGGTTTCTGGTTAAACTTCTTAGCAATCTCAATTGATTTTTTGTTGTACGCTTCAATAAATGGTTCGATACGTTCTTTTGCTTCTTCTCTAGTAATTAGATTACTTCTATATAGGCTTCTTGCGTTTTCCGCTATGCTTTTTAATTCTTTATTTGTCATTACCCTTCACCTCATGCAGAGCATAAACGATTGCTTTTTATTCGTCCAGTCCATTTACGAGATTTTCTAGTTCATCATCTAATGTTTCTAAAACTTCGAAATGTTGATTAATGTTTTTCGGATTTCCTTTATAAAAGACTAATACATTTTGATGCATTCTAGTTACTTTTCTATTGTTCATCAAACGTCTAGCTCTTAGTGAACCCGAGCCAACTGCGTTTAACAAAATCATGTCATTATAGAAATATAAACCTTCCTTGCTAAATGCTCTCTTAGTCAAACCTGTTAAATCTTGATAAAAGCCTTTTTTATCTCTGACATCAGAAATGGTGACTACTGCGAAGCGATTATCTTTTAGCTTTCTAGCAGAACGTTTTAATATTTCACTATATACTTCTGCAAATTCTTCATAGGACATATTACTAATGTCTCGTTCATCGTCTGAATAAACTTCAAGGTCTGCATACGGCGGACATGTAAATAACAAATCTTGACTTTCATCTTCAATATGATGGTCTATATTCAAGCTATCATCACAAATCCAATTAATATCACTCAAACCAATTTCTCGAGCATTAGCATAGTTTGCACTTACTTGTTCTGCTCTCAAATCAATACCTGTGTAATTATGGCCAAGAACTTTTGCTACTATTCCACGCACAGAACCACCAGCGAATGGATCAAAAATATTGCTTTCTGTTTTAGGTGTAAACCAACGATACCCTAATTCGCATAGAACAGGGTCAAAAATAGATGTTCCTTCTAGTCCTGGCGCTTGCATGCTAGGATTGAATACCAAATTATTTTCACGGCCAAGCTCACTCTTAATACCTAGCTCTTTCCATTGGCGTTTACGATCTAACCAACGCTTAGTTTTTGTATCAAGATAAGAAAATGGCGGAAACAAGAAAGAATCAAATAAACTGGTATTTGTTGGATTTGCCTTTACCCTATCGGCTGTAGTTTCAAATTTGTTCATATCAGCTAACAGCTCATCTAATTCTTCTTGATTGAAGCCTGTTAGAGGTAATTCATCTGTGTTAAGCTCTTCCAATAACTCAACTAATTTATCTTCATCCCATTGGCCAGAAATTTTATTTAAAGCTATGTTTAAAGCTTTTTCTTTTTTGATAGGTAAATCTACAATAGATACTTCAATTTCGCCAATTCCTAAATCTTTTGCTACCGTTACACGTTGATGTCCACCAACTAAATTTCCTGTTCTTTTGTTAAAAATAGGCGGATCAACAAAGCCAAATTCCAAAATGGATTGTTTTAGCTTCTCGTATTCTTCCATACCTGGCTTTAATTCAACCCTTGGATTATATTCAGCAGGGCGTAGTTCTGATAACTTCATCTTTTCAATATTCATATCTAATCCCTCATATTTCGCTTAATATTCTCTTGAATGTTCTTTTCATCAAAATAGCCATGCCCACAATAAATAAGCTTGCACGCGTCAATTTCCTTTGGCGTGGCTTCTCTCGTCATTTCGACAATGGAAGCATTCTTCTTTATCTGCACAGACATTACAACACGTACTGAATCAGTTGAACGGTTCGGCTGTGGATATTTATGTGTTAGCGATACATACCAATAGCTTTTCATGTTCTCTCTCCTAGTCGTTTTTATGTACTTGATTCAATAAATTATTTCTTGATATACTATTGATAGGTAGCAACTCCTTTTTGTAAATAGCAACCAACTAATTTTTCACGAATGCTACCTAGCCACTAGAACCCAGAGTCTAGTGGTTTTTTTATGTACGAAAAAAAGACCACTAAATAAGTGATCTATTTTTCTTGATTATTGATAATAAAAAAGCGTATAAAATCTTTTCCAAATTTTGATATTTTCAATCTATCCTTCGCTTTAAGACTTATCTTACTTTTGCTAGTTAGACTTTTCAATTTTATTTTTCTTTTCCCAGACAAAGAATTTAATATGCTCTCTGTAGAATTTCTAATTTCCTCAATAGCAATTTGCATTTTTTTTATATCTTTTGCAAGCTTATCATCATATTCATTTTGCATTAAGCCTAACCGATATAAGTTCTCTCTAACTGCAACATATTGGTCGTAATTGATATCGAATGCTTCTAATAACTCTGTATAGTTATTGTATCCATCGATATCAGCAAATGTATTGGTTTTATAGGACAATTTAAGAACTGAAATATCTAAAATAGTCAGTTTATCAAGCGTATCAAAATATAAATAAGCCACATCAAAAGATGGATTATCCAAATTCAAAAATTCTGAATAACCATTAATCATAAATTCAATTTTTTCTGCTTGATTAGTAGATTCAATTTTCTTCATGACCATTTCAAATATTTCGTCTAAAACTTCCTTATTTTCTAAAGATTGTTTTTCAAATTTCTCCTTCAATTCTTCGTTTCTTCTACTGATTGCTTGAACCATAATCTCTAAGTTTCTTATTTTCTTATTCGTCCTAAACTCAGTTATAGCTCCCCCAATGCCCGGTATCAAACCAGCTCCGTAATCAATCAATATATCACCACCTTGCTTCACAATTTCATTTGTTAATAAAGGTAAAGCATTTTCTTTTAGAAAGTCTTTTCCCTGATCAGCTACTATTGACAAAACATTTTCAAATAAAAAATTTTTAACTGCATTTGCTTTCTCTCCCACAATCGTTATCCCCTTTACAAATTTATATATACAGAATAACTGATTATGCGAATAATAAAAAGACCGCACTCAGAAGTGCAGTCTCAGATAGGAGGGAAAATCTTAACCGTCATTCGATCGTAAAGGTAGTTACATTTGAATTATTGACGATATTTTTATTTAAGCAGCAAAAGCTACTTATTGACGTGACAGGAGTCGAACCTGCATGTACTTGATTGAAAACCAACCGCTCTCACCAATTGAGCTACACGCCATACCAGAAGGAGCTACCTCCTAGCAATTGCTAATAAATCAAATTAACCTTTGCACACTCTCGTCAGAATGTTTTCCCATCAGGACGTAGCTTTCGCAGACTTTCACGGCTAAAATGATTATGTCACTGACAAGGATTTGCACCTTGTTTGGTCTATATTCCACCACAGTGACCGATCAATCAAACACCAGCAAAAACAATTGATTAAGTTTATCCTAAACGTACCTAGCTGCTACTCTATGAGTTTAGGAATTGCTCTCGTGCGTAAGCAGCTGCCGCAGAGATCTGGTTAATGTTCTTATCGTCATATGCTGGGATAGAGCAATATACCTAACCTCGACTAGTATGAATCAGGTAGTTACTACTGCATTCCTAGCAACTATTTGTGTCACTTGCAAACCTGTAGAAAAAAGAGGAGGTTATTCACCTCACTTCATTTTATTGAGAACGTGAGTCTGCAAGTGACCATCGAAAGTCAAATCAAACGGTGACTAAACCAGAAAGCGTTGTGTAATGTGTCCATTTCTTTGACTTTCGATATTACTATATTAGCATTCAAATTCGTATAAAAACCGCCAACTTTACGCCAAAAAACCGCCAAAAATTATTTATATGCAATTATTTTTCCATTGCGGTAAGCTTCTGCGAATTCAATCAAAGCTTCTGATTTCATTCTTTGAATACTTCTTTCGGAATAGCCGACTTCTCTAGCAATCTTGTAATTAGAGTAATGGTCCTGCACACAGAAACTATAGTGCAAAATTTGTCTGCTAGTTAGGCTTAATGCCATAAGCCCAGATAAAATTGCGTCTCTTTCTGCTTCTGCATCTGCTAATTGTACTAGCGCATCTTCTGCTTTGTTTCCGTGACTTTTGCTTTTAGGCATATCTGTAATAATTGGTGATTTTAAATCTATCAAAGAGCGACCAGCTATTCGCTCTAAACGTCTAAAATTCTTCAACACATTTCTGGCATTCGCTTTTGTTTGTCGAAAATCTACTTCTTTTAGCAATTTAATCAAGTGAAATCGCTCCTTTTGTGGTATAATAATAACAACTTTTCCACAAAGTTATCCACACATTATCCACAGCCAGAGCAATCTGGCTTTTTTGTTGGCAGCTTTCTTTACTCATGATAAAATATTTTTATTGTGACCAATGTTTGGGGCAAAGTAACCTCACATATCACAAGCTACCACTTTTCTGGTAAAATATTCTTCTTAGTCAACCAGTGGTCGGTTGGCTTTTTTGTACTTGATTTTTTATAATGGGTTTGGTATAAAAATACTATAAAAAATAAACTTAATATTATTTCTTACAGAACTACCTAGCGGAAACTAGGTAGTTTTTTATACTATCGATTGTAAAAACTAAAATACATTGGTTTCAAAACTATTTAAACCCACTTATTAAACGACTAAACCAGTGTCCAATTAGTTCTGGATGTGAAATAAAATATCCGATTCCAACAATTGAAACAATCCAGCATATGCCTATAATCACACAAATAATTGTTAGAGGTGAAAATTTCTTATCTTTCATTCCGCTTCCTCCATCTCTAATGCATAGCCAGCAATATTTCTAGTGTAGAAGGTTGCTCTGCGTCTTTTTTTAGTACTAACACCAAAATATTCAAAATAAATTTGTTCTGCTTGCCATATGTCTTTAAAATTATTCACTTTTTCAAATTTCATTGTCGATCCATTTTGATTCCAAATAATTAAACTCTGCTCTTTACTCATTCTGTTCCCTCCAATAGCAATTCCAACGTTCTTTTATTGACATCTGTTTGTTTTTTTCGCTAGTAATATACCGAAACAACACAACAGCACGTCTTATGACGATTCTTAATGCTTTAAAAAATTTTGGAATCATCTTCTTCACTCACTTTCTAAAATAGTGACAGCTGTTCTGGTTCAGTAAATGAACTGCTTGTTTTATTTTCCAGAAGTTCCATTACTTCTTTTAGTATTTCTAATGTGTTTTGCGTTTCTTTTTCTTTTGCTCTATTCAAAGCGTAAAACGGTGTAAACCATACATCTGTTGCAGGTTCATTACTCAGTGCATTTTTTCTTTCAAATATCGCATCTATTCCTAACAAAGAACACTGTACATATGCCATTGAAAGTACATTTCCGTCGATGTCACCACACAACGCTCTCAAACTTCTTTGATAGTTATAGCCTTTTTCTCGCATAATATTAGCTAAAGCAATTAGAGTAACACCGCCACCAATGCAAGGATCATAAAAAATAACTGGCTGTCCATTTTTCAATTGTTCATCCTTTTCATTAAAATTCATTTCTGCCATTAAACGAGCTACATTGTATGGTGTGAAGAATTGCCCTGCATCTTTATTAGCAATTTCCAAAGCCATATACAATTCGCCTAGTATATCAGTTGTGGTCTCTTCTAAAGCTTCAACTAGCAAAGCGAATAATTCATGGAACTTTTCTTGTTCTTCTTCAGTGTATTTCTCTTGAATAGACTTATACAATTTTTCTCTTTCTTCAAAATGTACTTTGTCAAAAACATTAGAAATACTGCATGCTGACATTTTGGTAAAATCGAAAAACACATCGTACATACTTCTTTTTCCGCAAAGGTCCTTCATGACTTTAACCATTTTCTTTTGGTAACTATTCATCATTTCAAAGGAGTAAAGAATTCTTTGTGGTCGACCAAACCTCCACTCCTTTCATTTATTTCTTCTTTATTTCAGCTAACTTTTTCGCAACACTTTGCCCGCTTTTGTTGCATAGTGGACAAGAAGTTGCTTTTGAATGACCGTATCTATCTTTTTCCCAGACAATCATCTGTCCCTTGCATTTTATACATACCATCGCTTTTACCTCGCTTACTGTATGTGCCATTTGCAATAGCAGCGTTTTTTCGTTTTCGATTTTGCTTTTTGATCCGTTTTCCTTTTTTACCCATTCATTTTGACCGCCTTTGTCAAATCAAATCCTAAAGCGTTTGGATGACCTTCAACTTCTTCTGGTTTTACATGGTAAACATCTGTTTCAATGTTAAAGCCTCCAACCTCAGCAGCTTTTCTTAACACATGACCATTCCAGCTTTTTCGATAGCCTGTTTTTTTATTCACTTTAGGACTTACACAACTTCTTGCACCTTCCGCAGTTGCTTCACACGGCAAAACAAATAACGCTTTGTTTTGTTCGTCTAAATACAGTTGAACCCATTCTGGTTTGTTCAATCGTTGAACTACTGGACCACTTAAAGCCAGACCGCTTTTTGAGATCGTTAAACATTCCTCTGCTTTCACTCCAAAATTTCCTGAAATAAGTAACATTGCTGTATTTAAATTAAATTTCATGTGTTTTGTCTCCTCTACTTTGTTATTTTCTTTTCGCTTAATTATGTTTTCTATGCCGTTTGCCTTTCGCCAGTTTTGAAATGTGGTTGTTCCAAGTCCGAGAGCTTTCTTAATATCGTTTACTTGATAACCTAAGTCTAATAAGTGCTGATATTCTTCTTTCGTCAGCTTGTCAGGCTCTAATTTTGGTAATGGCCGCTTATCGTTTATAAGGTTAGAATTCAATTGCTTTGATAATCTCTGGACCTCTTCCACGATTTCTGGATTATTCATCCATGATTCATCATCACCAGTCAAAAAAAGAATTCTCTGACGAATGGCTCTTTTTGTTTCTCTGAGTTTGTTTTTCGTCATTCCTTTTCCTCCAAACTCATAATTTCAATTTCTGTTCGTGGTCGCATACTGTACAACTTTTGGCAAATCATCACAGCAATTTGACCATCATTTTTATATAAAATACCTTCAGCAGCATCTGTCACTGCTTTGAAATAGTTGTCTAAATCAGGCTTTTTATCGCAATATTTCCGTTCTAATTCCACTTCTAAGCGTTTCTGTTTATTACTTAAGGCAGATTTAGGCGGGTGGATGTAAAACGTCACATGAGCGGAAATTGGCCCTTTTTCAATCAACTTTGCTCTTGATTTACGCAGATAATTCTTCACTTGATTTTTGTATTCTTTCATCGCTCGATCTTCGTAGGTTTGAACATAATTTCCACGCCTTGCGAATCTCGGGCGACTTTGTGGCTTTGGTTCAATCGGTAGAATAATTCGCATCTCTTCCACCTCGAACCTTACAAATCGGCTTCTTTGACGAATACTCCGTTTACCATTTTCCCTTGGCGATTTTTGATTTCGCTATATGCTTGATTTAAGCATTCGTGTAAGTCCATGTTATTTTGCATAGCAAGAATAATTAATGTCACAACCACATCCCCGATACCATCTCTTAGGTCGTTTTCGTTGTTTCTTGCCAATGAAGCGCCAACTTCTCCGACTTCCTCAATCACTTTTAGCATTTGCTTTTCAGATTCCGCTTTATCTAAACGCTTTTCTTTCGCCCATTCTTCCACTAATTTAACTAATTCATCCATCTAAAATTCCTCCCCGAAATCTAATTCACGTTTTAGCTTGCTGTGAATCGATTCTAGCTCTTTTTTGTATTCTTTGACTGTTTGTATTGTTTTACCACTAGAAAGCACATAATCGCGTTCTATCGCGACGAGAGCCTTACTTAAATTGCCATAATAACCAATCAAAGCGAGTGATTCTTTTTGTGTACCGTCTTTATCAGTCAAAATGGTTAACTCTCCGTGTTCGTTTCGTCTTGCTTTATTTACGATTACTTGCCTATCATCGCTAGTAATTCGATAATCAAGTACTCTCATTTCAATCATGATTTACTCTCCTCCCAACAATTCTTGCATTTGTTTTTCAAATTCAGCTTGCTTTTCTGGCGATAGCTTTTCTTCTTGCTGGTTATTTGGTTCTTTTGCCCAATCTGGTAATTTTTCAGTCCTAACATTTTGACGTTGGTAAGTTGCTCGTTGTTGACCACGTTCTTTTTCATTCTTGATTTCAAATTTTAGTTTTTCAAACTGTGTTCTTAGCTTAGAAGCACTTCTAATGTTTCCAAACCAGAATGAATTAGTCGGTAACCAATCAAGAACATAGTCAATTGCTGCAATAGTTTGTTGATCTCGTTCTTCTATTAACCTGAACGTATCAGCCCATTTTTCAATGTTCACTCTTTTCATTTCACTTGGAAAATCATTGATTAAATTATTTTTTAACTTTTCAGCAAGACGTAAATGTTCGTCAGAATATTTACAAGATGTTTTTGACCTATTCTTTTTATCTTTATCTATATCTATTTCTTTATCTATATCTTTATCTGTACCGTTACAATCCGTTACTGTAACGTTACATGTAACGTTACCACTATTTTTATCCTCTAAAGCCTGTTGTTTCTTGCGTTCTCGATGTTTTCTAACTCGTTCTGCATTTTTCAAACGTACTTTTTCCATGCCTTCAATGTTTTGGTGCTTATCCCAATTTTCAATAGCAATTAATCCATCTTCGTTTAAATCAATCATATTGAATTGCTGTAAAGTCATTAAAGCCAAACGAACAACATTGACAGGCTTAGAAAACAACGTCGCCAACATTTCTTCGGTATAAGGCATGTTCCTCTGAATATAGATCAATCCCTCATCATTAGTTTTGCCAGCCAATACTAGTAATCGAATCCAAATCACTAGTATTGCATCGGCTTCTGGCATCGATTGGATAAGTTTTATCTTTTCATCATCGAACATGGTCGTTTTTAGTTTTATCCAACTGATTTCTGCCATTGTTTAACCCCCTATGTTTAACTTTTTAATGGTGTCTTGATTTAATTTAATTCCTTTAACATGATATTTAGCTTTAAATGCTTTTATTCCTATATCGTGTTTTTCTTTATGATGGCAATGACATAAAGATGCAAATGTATATTCTGTATGGTCAACTTTCCTTCTGTTTCTTCGTCCTAACGCTTTATCAAAATGATCAATCTCTGCGCTAGTTTTTCCACAAATGCAGCAAACACGTTTAGTAATACATTTATAAAAATAATATTCTTGGTTTCCTGGCAAAATATCGTAACCTTTTTTAAAGGGAATGCTATTTTCAAAAATATAATCAAGAATTATATTTGCTAAAATTGTTGCATCGTCTACCGTGTTTTTTGATTCCTTTTTTAAGCTCATAGGATAACCTCTAAGCTCTTCAAAGTGTGAATAGAACATATCCTTCAACAAAGAGGTTTTATCTCCTGTTTCTCTGCTAATATCTCCTAACAGCGCATATATAAAGTTTCGTTGTGCTGCAGTAAATTGTCTTGGATCGATAAAACGAATTTCAACTTCCCTTGGTCCATCATATCCGTAGTACATTGTTTTAAGCCGTTCAATGTTAATTACTTCGTTTATGTCCGCAGTTATTCTTTGACCTTTTAAAGATTTAATAACTGCGGAATAAACGTTGTTTAAGTTCATTCAACCACTTCCACTTGAATGCCGTTATTAATAATAAAATTGTTTAACGCAACTAACTTTTGATGCTCTGCTGTTAGTCTTAACGTAACTGTTTTCTCTTGTTGTTTTCTGCTGGTTTTTGGCACTTCTTCTGTAATGATTTCGCCTGTTTCAGTGTCAACTGTTTTATTGTTGATTGTTTCAGTTTTCAAGGCAGCAATAGCATCGTCGTGCTCTTTTTTTGCTTTTTCTCGTTCTTCTTGTTCTTTTTTTAAAGCAAAGGCTGAATCAATTTCCTTTATCAATTCTGATGCTGTACGCCCGCTATCAATCAAACCAACCCAAGAATATGGTTCTAAACCAACCGCTTTAGTATAGTTTTCAATTATTTTTTTATCGTTCTCAATACGTTCTTTTTCATTGGCTAATGTTGTCATCACAGATGCAATTTCTTCAATAATTTTTTTAGTTGGCTCTCCTTTAGCTGTAAAAGAGGTCTTGTTAAGCCATGAATTGGAAATTTCAATTTCCTCCATTGATACATTATAGTTTTCAGACATTTCATCGATTACTGTTTGAATTTTTTCTAATCGCTTCTGACGTTCCGCTTCTTCATATGCTTGAATATTTTTATTGATTTCATCGCTAACATCTTCAATTTGGCTCATATATTTTTTTATTTTTTTCTCAAAATCTTTTAATGGCTTATTATATTGATTTTTAACCACTTTGCGTTGATCATCTAGCAACGTCGCAACTTTGTTTAAGTCTGCTCTTGCTTTTTTTGCTTCTGGAATGTTTTCATCAGTAAAAACCATTGTTGAATAGTGACTAACGGCGCTATCGACCATTTCAGCCAACTGTGTTTCATTTTGAATAGTGATTTCACTAGCTTTAAAATCAACATTAAATTGCAAATCTGTTGTTAATTCGTTTGTCATTATTTTTGCCCCCATGTAATGTTTTCTTCTGGTTGTGGCTGGAATTGTTGTATCCATTTCCTCAAAACTCCAATAGCTTTATTGAACATGCTAGCTGGCATGTTTTCATTGACATCTATATTTAATTCTTTACTTAGTTCATTACGTACATAATCAAGTTCAGAATTTGATAATTCAGAAAGTTGTCGGATATGATCATTCAACGTAGCTAACTGTTTACCGCTAATCAAATTAACTTTCGGAGTATCGCTGTTCTTTTCAGCTGCCGTTTGGCCATCGTCGTCTTTATCTGCTGCTATTCCAAATGCTGCCGAAAGCGAATAACGTCTTGCATATGTTGTTAAACTTCCTAATCCTTGAGGATTTGTTCCGCTATCAGGAAATTCAAATGGACCATGAATAATATACTGCCCGCTTATATGAGTGATAATTGTTGTAACTTTTAACGCATTATTTTCATTGACAACATTTTGTTGAAAATCAATTCCGCTTTCGGATTCTTGTGCAGCTTTTCTAATTGCTTCTTCAATCGCTTTAAGAGTTGCATACTGAAATTTCATTGCTCCTTTTTTAGTCGAATAAGCAACTTCTGCATCAAATTTTGGTTGAGTTAACTTACTTTTTAATTTATACATACCATCAAAAAGTTTTTCTAAATTTTCACTACAATTATTCATTTCGTTCCTCCTCTTTCAACAATGAAAGAACTTTTTCTAATCCTTCAATTAATTCAGATTTTTTGAAATAAGCACATTCATCTAAACTTTCAAATGCAAATCTAACCTCTTCATCTTCGCTATCTTGATACACAGCAACATGATCGTTTTCAATGTCTTTTTCAAAAATTAAAGAACCATAGGGCGAAGATTCATCAAGTAAATGAATTCTCCCAATTGAATCAAATTCTATTTTCATGATATAATTCTCCTATCAGTATATTTTTTTGCGACTATTTGCTTGGCGGCGTAGTCGCTTTTTTCATCATCCAATTCCTCTGCGCTCTTTTTGTTGCGCAATGTATAATTGATTTTTTTGTTGCCTGTACCATAAATCAGCTAATCTTTTTGCTTGGTTTAACTTTTCTTTTCTAGTCATTTAAACTCACCTTGAAAAATCTTCGATAATATATCCATCAAATCGTTTGGATCATCTGTGACAAAAGTATGTGTATTTTTATTCGTAGTTTCTGTTTCAATACCGTACATCTCTTTTAATAAACGATGTTTTGGACAATCACAATCTGATTGTTCCAGTTTTTCTTTTGTTAGTGTATATTGGCTATGTGCAGCAATGGCTACTATCGTGCCTTTTCCAACTTGAGATATTGCCATCTCTCCTTCTAAATCGATAGCAGCCAAAGATAAACCTACATCTTCTTTCTGGCATTCTTTTGCTAGTTTTTTAATCAATTTTTGAATTTTGTCGTTCATTTTGGTATACTCTCCTTAGTTAATTTTATATGTGTCCCCACTCGTCAAAAAACGAGTGAGGCTCTTTTTATTTACGCAATAATTGTTACTGAACCTTTTTCTACATACTCATTTAAAGATTGAGTTAAATATTCATGAATACGTTCCATAGCTACATGTTTCCAAATCCCACCATCTGCTTCGAACAATGCGCAATGACCATATTTATTGATTCTAAAAACAAATGGGCTATCTGGCTGTTCAACTTCTAAAAATGTTCGATAAGGTCTTAAATTTGCTGGACTAGGTACTTCTGCTTTTGTGAGCGTTGCTGCTCCTTCTTTTACTGTAGCAACTTGAGAAACTCCGTTATCAACTAAATCTCCCCCGCCTTCAATTCGAATAGCGCTGGCACATTCCAGAATAGCTTTTGCATCAAGATCACGTTGAATAAGAGATTGAACATTAATAATAAATTCTTCTGAATCCATAAAGCGACTATATGGAAACACTTCTAATAACGCTTTTGCTTCAATAATTTTTTCACGCTTACGGTCTGCATCTAAAGCTGAATAAACAGCAACGTTTGTTGGGCTTTCAACATGAATTAATAATTTTGACGTAACTTCTTCATGGGAAAATTTTGATTGTAGATAACCAATTAATCCAGATAAAGAATTAACTGTGAGTGTTTCTGCTCGTTTAATTGGATCGAGTTCAACTAAATCCGCTTTTGAACGATCAAAAAATACTTTTTCCTCTTCTTTATAAATAATTTTTTGGTCATCACGTAATCTTACTGCATACGCTAAAGCTTCTTTTAAATGTTCTGACATAATATTTCACTCCTAGTTTGTTTTAAATTTTTTTATTTTATCTGTTTCTTCAATTTCTTCTACTGGTGTGCCTTTATCATCTTTCAATTCAGAATCATCTGGATCGAAATACATCTGGCCTCGTTGTCCACTTTTCAATTCATTTGCTAACGGTTTTCCTTTACCATCTTGACCAATAATAATTTTTGAAGTTAATGCTTCTCTTGGAACTAATTTTGATTTCACTTGATAATCAATCAAAATATCTTCACGATATTCGTCTGGAATAATCGTTAAATCAATTGTTATCTTTCTCTTTTTTGTAGGATCTGTATTAGGATCATTTATATTGTTAATGACTTGAGCAAGCTCATAATCAAATCGTTCTTGTAATCCTCCCTCACTAATCCCACTTAAAGGAACATTAATATTTTTTGACATTTTATTGCCTTCCTTTCTGTGATATAATTTATTTAGATTCTATTTACTTTATTTTCCCTGCTTTAGCTCTAACTAAAGTGGGGCTTTTTTTGTCTTTTTTTGAAAATGCTGATACTCCGCTTCGTCCCAGTTGAAAAACCAACGGATAAAAAGAGGTACACTTATTGTTGCCAACACTGGAACTGAAAAGTGGCTTTTCAATAACACACCTAGCACAATCATCAATAAAAATGCGCCTATCAATCGTGTTTCTCGAATTGCTTTCATGTTGTTAACCTCCTATATTTTGATATAATTCAATTGAAAGTGGGGTGCAAAAATGTTTTTTGTGATTAAACGAGCTTCTGATAAAAAATACTATTTTTTGATTAAAACTGAAGAAAATGAAATAATCGCATCAAGCAAAACTTACTACTACAAATCTTCTGTTTTAGAAATCATTGAATCCATTAAGAATGATATGAATCCAAAAGCAATCATTGTTGATACTACTTTTAACTGAGGATAAGTTAGGCTTATCCTTTTATTTTTATTTACTGATCTAGCTCACTTCTTTAAACATATCTCCGTTTCCATTAGCCATATCAATTCTTGCTTGTAATTCCAAGTCAGGCTTCCATTTAGGAATTAGAGTTAATGCTTCTTCATATCGAACTTTTGGAATATCTACATAAGAGGCTACATCGAATAATGCTTTCAATTGTTTATAGCAATTACTAAATGCTGATTGCTTAATACTTGAATCCCGATAAGCCACTGTTTTTTTGCCACCTAATACTTTGATAACAGTTGATGAAACTAGTCCTTGTATCTTTCGTTGTTGGCTTCTATTAATTGTTGTTTCTGTTTCTAGCTTATCTAAACGTTGATTTACAAGAGTCAATCCACGTTCATGTTTTAACGCAGCTTCTAATAACAATTCTGTGTTATTAATCGGTAAGTTTGATTGAGTTTTGAGCAGTTCCTCCATTTGGTTAAAAGCTTCAATATATTTCAGTTTAAACTTAAGAGCTTTTTGACCAGTGAATCCCATTGCTAGTAACGTGAATCCGTCACGGTTCATAATGATTTGTCTATATTTTTGTTTGTTTTGTGGATGAATATAGCTATCTTCGTAAAATAGGTCTGCGTAATTTTCCGCAACCCCCTCTTTTAAATCATCAATCGCTGCTAAAACATCACGATGATTTTTATTAAACGTTGCTGCGACTTGTAAACTAGTTGTTACTGCTTGTTGGTTTTTCGTAATTACTAGATTTTCCATCTTCTTTTCCTCCTTTAAATTTCAAAAGTTTCTTTTAGAAATCTTTGTAATTCAGATCGTTCAATCCGAATATCCTGATTACTCCATTGTTGAATTTTTAAACCTTTTGAAATCCAATTATTCAATTTTTCATCGCCAATCTCTAAAATCTTTCTTACTTGCGATTTGTTAGGATATGGTGGTAATTCAATGGTTTTAGACAATAAATTCAAACGATTTTCAATTTCTTTTAATACCATGAAAGTAATGTTATTTGCTAATTCGTTTTGAACCATTTCATCAGGAATGTTTAACTGCATAAATTACACCTCCTATTTTTCATCTTCTAGTAGATATTCCATCGATACTTTGAAATATTTTGCTACTTTTTTTAGACTCTCAGATGATGGAGTCTGATTAGCAGTTTTTCCCCACTTACTTATTGCCCCATTAGACAAACCTGCATCTCTTTCAACCCTATAGATTGAAACACCTTTAGCAATTGCCAACTTTTTAATTTTTTCGTATACCATAATTTATCTCCTTCCTATAGATTTTCAACTAAAACCGTTGACAAATAATAGATAGTTAGCTATTATAAGTGCATAGCAAATAAACTAAATACTAAATAAATATTTTAGCCTATTTGACACCTATAACTGCTATCTTTTTGTACCCTCTCATAAGTACACATTCAGTATAATAGCCGTTTGTCTATTTGTCAATAGCTAAATATCTATTTTTGTATTTTTTTGGAGGAATCTAAAATGAATACCAAAGATAGAATAAAGCAATTAGCAGCACAAAGAAAAATCACTATTGCTGAATTAGAACGTAAACTTCATATTGCAAATGGAACAATAGGAAAATGGGATAAACAAAATCCTTCTATAGAGCCATTAAAAAAATTAGCCGATTATTTCGGTGTAACTACTGATTACTTACTAGGTCGCACTGATACACTTGAATTCAATAAAAAAGATGAAAAAGATGTACAACTGATATTAGAAGATTTAATAAATGGACTTAGCAATGAAAATTCTTTAGCATTTCTGAAAAACGGTGGAGTTGAAATCGATGAAGAAGATGCTGAATTATTACGTGATTCTTTAGAAAGAACCGTACGTCGCTCCAAAATTCTCGCCAAAGAGAAGTTCACTCCTAAAAAATACCGTAGCAACAAAGCCGAGTGAGGTGTGACATTGTGTTTAGAAATGATATTAGAAAAATGGTAAATAAATATGTGAAAAAATTCGATACAAAAAATCCTTATGAGTTAGCAAACTACTTAGGAATTCATATAGATTATGATGATCTTGGTAAGGAATTTATGGGGTATCGTTCACATATTTTACGAATTCCTATTATTATTTTAAATTGCAATAACACAGACCAAGAAAATTTTGAAACTTGTTGCCATGAACTAGGACATCATTGTTGTGGGCATGACACTAATACACAAACCTTAACTAGACAAGGAAGAAATTTCACTATCTATGGTGTCGAATATGAGGCAAACGTTTTTATGGTTGAGTTGTTACTGCATGGGATTAATCTAGCAGAATACCCTACACGAGAATGTTTATTAAAAAGTTGTGGTGTTCCTGAATGGGCTGAACGCTATGTTGATTGGGATTATTTGAAAGAAACAGCAGACTATAATAGCTACTATAGTTATTACTAGTACATGAATAATTTTATTATTAAATAAGGAGTTTTAGTTTTATGAAAAAAAGAAATATTATTTTCTCAATGCTACTATCTTGTTTAGTATTAGCGGCATGTGATTCCTCAAACGAATATGAGACTGACAGACAAAGCTCGTCAATTGAGAATAATCAAGAAACCTCGTCATCAGTTATTTTTGAAGAAACATATCAGACTAACTCAATGTATGATAACCAAGAAAAAGAAGTATCTTCTATTACTGAAAAACAGGAGCAAACTCTCATATCTTATACCCAACTTGATTGTGAAGATAGAGGATACACTCTAAAATATCGAGGAAAAGATACATGGAATGTCGCTTTAAATTATATTAATAATAAAAATAGATGGATAGTAACCTGTAATGATGTCAATTACGGCAGAATAAAAGCTATTTACGAATGGGATGGTGAGGAAAATTCTGGAGCAACTCTTATTTATTTATTAGTTTCAGGAAATGAATTAGTAAATAATTTAAATAATTAATCAAGATTAGCCTTCTGGCTTTTCTTTTAAAATACAAAAGAACGTATGTTCGAAAGGAGAATTTTATGGCAATGATAAAACAATATAAAAAAAAGAATGGTGAAAAAGCATGGTACTTCAAAACATATCTTGGTACCGATCCGCTAACTGGAAAAAAGAAGTATACAACTAAGAGAGGATTTCGCACTCAAAAAGAGGCTAAAATTGCATTAGCAAGGTTAGAAATGGAAATTCAAAAAAATGGCATTCCCTCTTCCACTAATATAACATTCCAAGAAGTAGCATTTATGTGGCTAGAAAATTATAAAAATACCGTAAAAGAAAGTAGCTACTCTCGAACAGAAATAATCTTCAGAAAACACATACTACCTTCATTTGGAAAAATTGAAATATCAAAAATTTCAACTGCTTATTGTCAGAAAATCGTGAATACATGGCATTCAAAAGGTAGTTCAAAACAATATCCCCTTTTTATAAATTATATGAATCAAGTCTTCAAATTCGCTATTAACATAGGGGTTACCAATCAAAACCCAGTGATTAATGTAATAGTTCCTAAAAATCAAGATATTATTACATCAGAAAAGAAAATTAAATTTTATACAAAAGATCAACTTCAAAATTTTTTTAAAAAGTATTGAACAAAGCGAAAGTACCTACATTACAATAAGAGATTATACATTATTCAGATTATTAGCTTTTAGTGGATGTAGGATAGGGGAGTTGTTAGCTCTTACTTGGGACGATTTAAACATTAAAACTGGTGAACTACAAATCAACAAAACAATTGCTAAATCTGACCATTATTATGTATCAAATACTCCAAAAACAAAAAAATCAAACAGAACACTAATATTAGATGCAAAAACAATAACTATCTTAAAAAAATGGAAATTAGAGCAAAAAAAATATCTTCTTAAACTTGGTTATACACAACCCTCACGTATTTTCACCAATGAAGAAAATGAATTTACAATAAATCAAGCTATTACAGATAGATATAATATTTATCGTAAAAAGGCTAACTTACCAAACATTGGGCTTCACGGATTTAGACACACGCATGCATCTTTATTATACTATGCTGGTGCAGATCATAAAGAAGTTCAGGAACGATTAGGACATGCAAACATAAAAACAACTTTAGATACTTATACACATCTAACAAATGATGGAAAAGAAAAAACTACCGAAAAACTATCAAAATACATTGGCTTTTAA